TCCAATTCTGAATCAAATTTGATAGTATAGTTCTTCTTTTCGTATGCAAGAGAAGAAGAACCTTGCCATTTTAACGTGCAAGTACCTTCTTTTACGATACCATCTTTATCCGTGCACTTGTAATTTAAAGTAACTGGATTTTCTTTAGTCATTCCGTCCGTACTGCCTGTAAGATACAACATCGGCAAGCCGTAGCGTGTGTAATCTGTTTTGTCCGTTGCTTTTTCAAGCTGTGTTACTCTCTTGTCAACTAACGAAATATCAGTTTTATTCCGATCTATATCTTCTTTCACTTCAGAATCATCGTAAATGGTGTCTGTAAATACGGCGTTTTCCGGAACGTCTGCGCCAATAGTGTGACCGCCTAAAGCTTCATGTGCAGCTTTGCCTTTATCCAATGCTTCTTCGACTACCGCCGCATCGTTGTATTTCTGTAATTTACCCATATTATCACTCCTCAGTCACTAACGCTTGGCCGTTAGCTGTGTATAAAATATCATTGTTGGCTGTCCTGAGATAGTTAGGCGTTTCAATCTGACCGCCGCTGTTGCCCTTAGAAGGCTTGAATAGCTTCACAGTGTTGCCTGTTACAGGTAGTCCGTGTGCTTGTTTCAAGAGTTCCCATAAGCTAATCATGAGCTTTCACCGCCTGACTTATACCATGTACCTTCGCTGTCCATGACATAGATTTCGCCGGAACGGATAACATAAGCGATGCTACCCTGTGCGAGAGTGTACCCCTCAATTCCGTCTATTGCAGGCAGTTCAGCGGCGCTGTCAACCCATAATTCAGCTTCTATCAGACTTCTGTCCGATGCTCTCAGTGCATGAGTGATATATCTTTTATTCTTAATAGATATCATTACTGTGCCCTCCTTCAGTTATCCTCCCTATGATTTTTTAGTCGTTTGATGATTTTCAGTGCCCATTGTGCCTCCGGATTGATTTCTGCATAATTTTCAAAAATACTTACAATCTCCATTATCGTAATATAAACAAATACAAGAGCTGCTGTTACAGTTCCGGCAATATCTGACAGCTCTGCAGCCTGATAATATTTTCCAAGCGCATGTATTCCGATGTCAAGACCGCAGGCTGATGTCATAACAACAATCTCACCGAGCTTGTTAAGTCCTCCTCTGCGCATTTTTGAACTTGCAAGCGTATTCGTACAGTACGCTTTTATAAGACCGGTGATGTAATCAGCTGCTGCAAGTCCGATTATAATTAAAATCATGATAATATACTGCATTTTATTCCTCCTCTGTTGCTATTGTTGTGCACGCTGTAGGCGACAGCATAAACCAGCCGCCCCACGTTATTGTCGGCTGTTGTCCAACGCCGGCACGATAATATATCGTCATATTTGTCACGTTTCCGGTGCTTGAATATGTTGCGCCTGTAATACGCTGGCACCACTGCTGACCGGAAATCCTGAAATATTCAAGACTAAAACCTGAATATGGAAAATTGGGAGGAAGATTAATCAGTGTTTCAGTTATTGCTTTTGCCGTTGATACAAATAACTTGTAGTCGGATGCTGTTGAACCCTCGCCCATGTCAAGAGTGTTCAGATTCGCTCCGCTTGATATATTTGTTCTTTTTATCTGCGTAGATACCGTTTCAATTTCTGCCTTGATCTCCGTATCATCGTAATTTTTAAGTTCTGACAGCTTTTCTCTTTCGTCGTCCGTAATAAGTCCTTTCCCTTCTTCTGCATTAATTTTCTCAGAAAGAGCTTTATCAATTTTATCCATGTTCTCGGTAATTACCGTCATATCAAACTTATCTGCATGATTTTCCTGTTTACCAAGATTATAATTTTCTGTATATGTGACAGCCATGTTATTTTCCCTCCAATTGATTCACAGTCCGCATTTCAAGCGCTGAAATAACAAATTGTTCCATACCGCTTATACTTTGCGACATTACGGTTGTCTGCATTGCTCTCATCTGCTTATCCTCCTTGCTTCTGCCTGTGGAAATGGTACTTCCCATGTAAGTGGGACGAACCAGACTTTCTTTAAGATTCCCAAGAATCATACGGGTAATATCACCTGTAATTTCATTTCTTTCAATCTCTGTTATCCGCTGAGTTGTTGATATATCCAGCTCCGGACAGTATATCGTTCCGCTGTCTCCGTATCTGTAATTCTGGAGTTCCCTGAAACCGTCATAAACAGGATCGTTTCCGAGCGCAGTGATCTGGACTTCATATGTAACTTTAGGATTGCTTACAGTCAGCCAGTAAGCGTATCCGTCAGCCATAAGCCTTTCCATTGCCCCTTCAAATTCTGAATAATTGAACTGCGCCATACGGACTATTGGATGATGAAGAAAACCTACAGGCTTCACGATCGCAATTCCCCACATATTGCCGTAATTATCATAGCAGTAAAGGTTTGTACAGAAATCTGAGTAGTCTACTTTCTGCGATATTCCTGTCATATCAAGCGAATAACGCAGACAGAAAGCGTTATCTTTGGCATACTGCATGCGCTGATTGATACTGAAATAAAAATTATCACGGTAAAGTTCTCCGCCATAACGGTTTTTAAGACAGTTGTCTGATCCGATCATTGCCGCCCATAGCGTTGTATTTACCAGCTCATCACTTCCGGCAGTTGTCTGAATATCAGAATATCCTTCAAATTTGTAATACTCATATCCGGGAAGATCGACTTTAGCAACGTTCGTGAAGCAAAAATCCATGAACTCACTTGCATTTCCTCCGGAAAATGAAGCAAATGTTATCAGCATATCTGCCATATCACACGTTATATGCCGTGCGTGTACGGTTGTTGTCATTCCTCCGGAATTGACAGACGGTTTATGTGAATCTATTCTGAATAACTGTCCGTCTATTTTCAGAACGTTTCCGACAATAAGATGTTTCCATTTTCCCCAGTCATCCAGTGGATGTATAAGCTCCACATCCCAGCGGCCGTCATTATGTACCGATGTACAGCTGATTGGTTCGAGTATTGCAAGTCCGTTGTGATCGAAGTCGTTCTGCGGCTCTCTGATATCATACACCCTGATAACGTTTTCACGCTCCATTGCCCATAGATCTATACCTCTTATGTCTGGCAGAAGCTCATTGAAAGGATATCCTGAGTTTTTTGTTGGATCTATCCGCCATAGTGCAAGCGGATAAGGCTTCTTGATATAGTTTTCCGGAATATCTATAAAATCTGTCTCCGTTGGTAATCCGTTTTCTCCGATAACCCACGCCATAGCATCACCGCCTTACTGTTCAATCGGGAAGCCGAGAGAACTCAAATATGCAGCATCTCCAAGTTGTTCATCCGTTACAGTGTATTTGTCATCACCGCCATCAATGATGATAAAATTACCATTATCGGAAACAACTATAGAATTTTGTGAATTCCAACGTTCAGGATAAATGTAGTATCCATCTTTTGTTGGTGAATCTTCAACATAGCAGTTATTTAGCCGCATAACCAATGCATAGTTTGATTGTGTAGTGCAAGCTGAATGGTCGAATTTGAACTGACAGAATTTGAACTTCATGTAATCTCCTGCGGAAACAATCAAATGTGAGTCACCTATGAACTTGACGTTGAAAGAACAACGATTTATTGTTCCACCGTCATATCCGAAGAATGCGCCGCCGCTTGCAAGGATTCCGGAGAATTTGCAGCAATAAAATGTTGTATTGCTATAGTTGCTAATCACATTTGCTTTCGCTGCGGTTTGGTCGTGCAGAAAATCCTGTAAATGTAAATTGTTGATTGCTTGTGCCACACTGCCGGATAGATTTATATTGATGTTATACGCTTTAGCAATAATCCACTCATTACCCTGTATTTCAGTACAATTAATATTCAGTGTGAAATTTCCCTCCGGTGCTATTTCATTCATGTCATATGTTCCACCCTCTACCGGAAGTGAAACGTATGCATCTGCCGTTCCGACAGCAGTCACAAAATCTTCCCAGTTTTCCGGAATAAATGGATCTGCTTTTGTTCCTGTTCCCTGCATTACAGCCACCTCTCTCTGACATTGCATTTCATTTCAGTTACTTCTCCGGTATACTTTATGTAGTTCATTCCTTCGTGAAGCAGCGGAAAATTATTATACGTCCGGTGCGTTATAGACACTCTGTTATCTCTGTCCATGTAGTATGCGACCTGAGAATCACAGTCAATGATGATTTCCTGTGAATTGATTTCAGCCGGAATTTTCACTATAAAATCAGCGCCGTTTACATTTATCGTTACATCTCCGGAGCCTTTGAGACGGATTTCGGGTGCAGAGAATACAGTTCCTCTGTTATCGACTTCCATATAATCTACGGCATCCGTCAGATTGTACTCAGTGGGTGAGACG